CCTCCACTGCTGCCGCTGAGGCTGTTTGCGTTGCAAGGCCCTCCGCCTGCTTTGCCGCTGCGAGCATTTCGGACGCTTTCGTAAACTCGTTTATAATATTTACTATTTGCAAAACCCCATCTATTGAAGAAGTTAAAGCACTCCACACCGCTTGAATTTTCTCCCACGCTGAGGCGTCTGCGTTGCTCATCGTTTGTGAGAGCTGCTGCCACGCATTTGCAACGCCTATTAATGCATCGCCTCCGCCTCTCAAACCCTCATAAGATAGTTTATTAACTTGCTCTTGAAAGGATTTTAAATCCTCTCTAATCTCATCAAGTTGCAAAGCCTCTTTAAGGCTTTTAACTTTGAGGATTTGGGCGTTAATATCTTCTATCATTTGGGCGGCGGTCTTGCCTGCCTCCTTGAAACGTCCGCCCATCATATCGGAGAGCTTTTGTTGTGCAAGATTTAGCTCCTCTTCGCTTATCTCTCTTTTGGTCTTTTTATAGTCCTGAGCTTTATTGCGTGTATAGTCTTCGGCCTTGCCTTTGCTTAAGTCGCTTTCAGCTTTGCCCAAAACTGCGTAAAAATCACCGAAAGCCTCAACAAGTTTCGAAGAGCTAAAGCCCAACTCTGTAAACTCTTTTACTGCTTCGTCTGCTGAGTTCTTGAACTCTTTGTAAATAGCTTCTTTTTCACTTTCGAAATCGTCTTTTGTAAAGGTGCTTTCGTTAGCTTTTAGAGTTTGCAAACGCTTCTTATATTCGTCCTCGAGTTCTTTTGCCTTGCGATTTGCGCTCTCTCCAAAGTCCTTCTTATAGTCGTTTAACGCCTTTCGGCCGAAGGTGCTTTGTTTCGTTGCTTTTTCGTCGCTATCGATAACGCTGCGGGCTAAATCTTTTAAAAGTTCTCGCTTTTTCTCGTTGAATTTCTTTTCAGTTATAAGCCCTTCTTTGTATTCAAAATTAAGATTTTCGAGTTTTGTAGCGTAATCCTTTTGCAACTTTGCGAGCTCGCTATCTTTCTTTTTCTTCTTATCTTCTCCGCCTGAGCCGTTGCCGCCTCCTTTGTCTTCGTCTTCGGTTGCGGCTGCTCCGCCTTGCGCTGTTTTAGGTAGGGTTTTTAGGGTTGCTTTTTCGTAAGCTCCGACACCCTCGTCATAGGCTTTGGCTATGTTTTTTGCCATTTGCAGAGCGTGACGATTTGAACCTACGAAATTTTTAATTTTGTGATAAACCCTTTTGAACTTGCCTTCGGTTGAAAGGCTCGAATCGCTTAGCAAGCTTTCTACATCCGCCATTGCCGAGTCAAACTCGCCTTTTTGTTTTGACGAGCCCGTCCAAACGCCTTGCCCTTTTCCTTGTCCTTTTACTGCGTTTTTAAATTGTGTAAATTTGCTGCCGAAAGCGTCAACATGTTTGCCCCAAAAGCCCTCGTTTCTTCCGAAAAAGTCGTCCTTTTTACTTTTAACATTTGCGAGTTTTGCCTCCGTCGTCCAATACTCTTTTTGTGAAGAGATAGCCCCATCTATCTTCTTTTTTAACTCGTTGTATTCTTTGGCGTTGGTTTTTACCGAAACCTTTTCTAGATCAAGTTTAGAAATTAAATCGGGATACTCGTCTTTAAGATTTTTGAGGGCTGCCTGCCACGCTGCGGAGCCTTTTTCGCTGCGCTTCATTATCCCTAAATTTGTGCGCATAGCGTCGTCGAGTTGCTGAGATTTATCCGCAACATCTTTTAAACGCTCTTCTGCCTCGTGGGCTTTATCCCATAAGTCTTTCAAAGCTGAGCCCAACTCTATTACAATAGTTATTGCCGCCATCGGGAGGAAAGACATAAACGCCGCTTTCATCGAAGCCGCTGCGCTCATGGCTGTGGCTTTCAATCCTCGCCACGCTGTGCCCCACGCTGTTGCGCTAGCTGTTGCACTTGCCTGCTCTGTTGCTGCTATTTTTATAGCGTTTAACTTGCGTTGAGCTGCAAAGTTTTGCGCTAACGCTCTGCGCTTTACCATTGTTTGCTCTTCAAGTCTTACACGCTCTTGCGCTGTGGCGGTCTCGAGAGCCCGCTCTCTTAACGCTATACCTCTTTTTAATTCGAGTGCTTGTTGCTCTAATATAGCTATTTTTGCCGTTGCTGTTTGTATGCTTGTAACGCTCGAAGCTGCGGCCGTCGCTGCGGCTGCCCTCCAACCTTTCCACACGCCTACAAGTTTAGAAGTGGCGAAAGCTGCGGCAATTTGAACCGCTATTTTTGTAAGGTTGTCTTTTATATAATTAAGCCCGCCTATAACTGCGTTCAAAAATCCAACGACACCGCCTTCGCTTTTCTTGAAAATTGAAATCATGACGCTCTCCCATGTCGATTTCAGAGTGTGCAAAGCGTTCATATATTTGCCTGTCGACTGCTCGAACATTCGGGCGTTTTCTCCTTGACTATTTTTTAGCGTTGTAGAGAGTTCTGAAAGCTTATCAACGTTGTTAATTAAAGCCGCTGCTTTAGGTGCTGCTAGCTTTCCAAAAACTGCCACGAGGTCGCCAATGCTATTGCCTATACCGCTGTCTTTTAGCTTTTGTAAGCTCTTGACTAAGCCGTCATTTTTAAGCGTCGTTTCGTTCAAATTAACGCCATAACGCTTAAGCGTTTTTGCTGCCTCAGAGCTTTGCGAAGATATAGCGATAAGCATTTGCTTAACTCCCGTACCTGCATCAGTCCCTTTAAAACCGACGTTCGCCAAAGTTCCAAGAGCTGCGTTGGTTTCTTCTATGCCTATTTTTGCAGTTGTGGCGATTGGTGCGGCTATTTTTAAAGCCTCCGCCAAATCCGACACATTAGTCGCTGAATGTGCTGCGGTGCTACTTAAAACGTCGTTGATATTGCCCAAATCTGTAACAGATTTACCAAATCCATTCATTACGTTAGTTGCGATGTCTGCAGCCTCAGCTAATTCTATTGTATTAGCTTGCGCAAACTCTAGCGTTTTGCCTACTGCTTTCGCTGCGTCGAGGGGTTTTAAGCCGTTACGCACTAAGTTTTCAAGGGCGTTTGCTGCATCTGTTGCGCTGTATTTCGTCGTTGCTCCTAGCCGTTGCGCCTCGTCCTCCATTGCTTTAAATTCGCTCTTTGTGGCGTTGCTCACTGCTCGCACTCGTGCCATTGCGTCTTCGAACTTTCCGCCAGCTTCGAGGGCTTCACGCCCGAACGAGAAAGCACCGAACGACAAGCCTAAAGATCCTAACGTCGAAGTAATTTTACTCGTTAAGTTTTTAACGATATTTTGAGCCTCCGCTGCGCCTTTTTTAACCCCGTCGGTTAAAAGATTTAAGGCTATCGCAAAAGATAATTTTCCCATTTTATTTAATCCTTTTTATAGTTTAAAATTTCTGCCGCCATTCGCTTCTCTTCGTCTGTAATAGTTTCGTCTTTTCGCTCTTTTCCAACCTCCCAGGGGAATTCGATTAAATCTCTCATCGTTGTCTTTTTTTCAAGATGAGGCGATAGCTGTATAAAGTTCCAAAAGCGTTGCAACTCCATTTGCTCTCGGGTTCGTTTTTCTAAAGCCTCGATTAAAAAACCAACCTCGTAAAGTTCGCACTCATTCATCAGGTAGGAGAGGTTAATTCCTGAAAGCGCCAAACGGCCGACTATGTCTTTTACAAAAATCTCCTTTTGCTCTTTGCTTTTGCCTTCTGCCTTTTCAACCTCTGAAAGGGTTTCACGAAATTGCGCTAAATAAAGCAACTCTTTGCCTATATCTTCGAAAGCCTCACCTATTAAATCGGGATTCTCTTTCGTTAATTTTAGCACTTTTTCGAACGACATTTGAGCCTTTTCTCTCCTAGATTTTAAGCAATAGGAGAGGGCTATAGCATCGTCTAAATTTTCAGCGTCGAAGGAGTTAAAAGAGTGTTTCCTAAGCAACTCGAATTCGATTATTTTTTTAAGTGTAATTCTCATTTTTAAGGGTTTGATTTAATAAAAAAGTGGAGATTTTCACAAACCCCCACTAAAAATACTAAACAAAAAAAACTAAATAATAAGTAAAGATGAAACAATAAAACTACATTATATGATTTATGGCATTTAATTCTTTATTCCTTTGTATTTTAAGGCGTTACGAATGTGAGTTCGCCTGTGCCTTTTCCGCTCATCGAGAACTTAGCGAGGGAGCCTGCCTCAGAGCTAAGCTCAAGAGATTCGACATTTACAGAACCTTTAAAATAAGGCTTTGTGTCGTCTTTGTCGAACGAGTAGCCGTCGGCCTCGTTGCCCGCCTTCACTGCATCACCGAAACGGAACTCTAAAGGTTCCATGTTGTTAATTGCCTTCATGAAATTGCCGTAAGAAGCTGTATCAGCTTTATCGGTTAGAAGGCCTTCGGTTGAAATGCTGAAAGATTTTTTCGAAATAAAACCGCTCTCCCAATCACCACTCATCTTATTTGTAGTGTCGGTTATTTCTCCGTTGATTGTGAGAGATGCGTTTGTGGCGAAA